CAGGTGCTCGTCGGCATGGAGCAGTCTGGCTTCCTGAACGTCACGGCCACCCTGATGTTCGGCGCCGCTGTCGGTCGCGCCACCTCCCTCGTCCGCCTCAAGACCGCCTAATAGCGGCCAAGGCTACGAACTTAGGGGGCTCCGAAAGGGGCCCCTTTTTTGTGCCTAGTTCCCAAAGGCGGCAATGATAGGATGAGCCTCTACGCTGACTTTCTCGCTGACGCTAAAGAGATGATTGCGGACTTCGGCGTGGCCGGGTCGGCCAACTCTGGGGCCATCACCTTCCAGTGCCTCATCTCTGACCCCGCCGTGATGACCGTCCTCGAAGCAGGCGGGTACATGGAGCGGACCCAGTACTCGGTCAGGATGCCTGCTGTAACGGCCTCCTGGACCCTTCCAGACGGCTCTACGGGGTCATCGGCGGCCCTACTGTCGGCAGGTGTCCCCATCGCCAGCCTAGGCCAGGGGAAGAAGATTGTCGCCGGCGGGAAGACCGTTCGCATCACGACCCAGACCTACAAGCCCGGGTCGGCATGGATCACGCTCGTCGTCATCGACGATAACCAGTAACGCCGTGGTGACGGTCAGCATCAGTCCGAAGTCTCAGGCTGAGTTCATCGCGGCCCTCCGTCAGTTCGCGGCTAACACCGGGCAGACCATGCGGGACGCGGCGCTTGAACAAGCCGCCCTTGCCTGCCAAGACGCGGCAACCTTTACCCCTCCCCTGCCCAAAGGCGGAGGCCGTGGGCTATCCAAGGCCGCCCAGACCGCTGGCGACCAAGCCGTAGCTGGGGACATCTCCAAACTCTTCGTGGCCGCCAACGACCGTAACGCCAACTCGGCTGCGGCCCTCCTAGGCAACCAACTAGCCTACGCCACCAAGGCGAACGACATCGGCCTGTTCAATAAGATTATCGGCAAGGGCACGCTTCAGGCGCTGAAGGGTCTCCCGCCGATCATGCGGAAGATTGCCAATGACCAGGACTATACCCGGGCGTTCGCCAAGGCTAAGAACTACTTTAACACGACCAACCCTGTAATGACCGACTACGGTCAGGGCTTCGTCAATGAGCTGCGCCCGCCCCACAACCGCATCAAGGGCAAGTTCGGTGGCCGCATCGGCAAGAATGTTCGCCCGACTAAAATCAAGATGCTCGTCGAGTCCAAGTCCGACCTCGACCAATACATCCGCGAACGCCAGCAGATGGTTGGCATGATCAAGTCGGGCTGGGCGTCAGCGCTACGCTCTTTGCCTAAGCCCCGCATCAATGGTGTCCCTAAAGACTTCGGCGTCGACCTCCTCAAGGTAGCCTGGATTAACCGGCACACCCAAGTCCGCGGAACCAACAGCCTCTTGGCCACCGAAAAGGTCGTCGAGCTGAGCGTGACCAACACCCAGGGCAACGTGAACAACATTGCCATCGACGCCTCCGTGCTTCCCTTGGTCTACGCAAACCGTATCAAACAGATGAAGGCACGCTTCGAGAAACACATGAACTCCACTATCCAGCTGGCTAACCGCCGCTAAACTTTATGGGCACTAAATCCATCCGTCACATCGTCGAGGCCACCGTCGCGACTTACCTCTCGACCCAGACCGGGCTGACCACTGTCACGTTCCTGACCGGGGACAACAACGCGACCCAGACCCTGCCCAAGGCCGTGGTCCTGTGCGAAGCCGCCCGGGCACCGTCCGACCTCCCCGAAGGCGAAGGCAACTTCAGCTGCTCGGTCCGCATCACCCTGTTCTCGAACGCCGACGACACGACCCTCGCCGATCACCGCCTGCGCTGCGCCGCCCTGTCCGGCAATATGCGTGACCTGACCTCCATCAAGGCGGCATTCACGGCCACAGGCGACGCGTCCTGCTACGACGTCACCATGCAGTCCGAAGACGAGGGCATCGACGAGCGCTCCTGGGCGACCTCGTTCACGTTCGACATCCTGACGGTCTTCCCCGCGTAAGGTTACCAAAGCCTGCAATTACAAATGGCCGCCATCTCTAACGGAACGACCTGCCTCTACGGTGTTGCGGGCACTGTCACGAACCTCTTTGTGCAGTCCTACTCGCTGTCCTCTTCGTTTAACGCCGAGGCCACGGTGGTCGACGAAGCCGGCCTGACCAAGACCCATCGCCTCGACGATCGTAAGTCCGAGATTACCATCGAAGGTATCTGCAAGACCTCGACGATGCCGGTCCTCGGCGCTGCTCTCAGCTTCACGCTGAACGCTCAGACCGCTTATCCGTCTGGCTCGGCCTCCGTTTCCTTCGCTGGCACCATCACCAAGATTGACGAGAAGGGCTCTAACAAGGGCTTCACCGCGGTCACTGTGACGGCTATCGACTACGAAGGCATCACGCCTGCCTAATTGACTTAGCCCCAAGTGGGCTACACTAGGCGCATGGACAAGCGCTTCCTCGCGGCCTTTATCGACCCGGCACCTTTTCGGCTGCTGGGTCGTTCGCTTTACCCATGGTGCCTGAAGTACCGGGTGCGACTGATGGCCTTCGACTCCCCGCTGGTGACAGGCTCCCGCGGCGTGACGCCTGCCGACCTTATCTTCGCCTGCCAAGTGTGCGCCGAAGAACCCCTGGGCGAGCTAGGCTGGCGCGATCAGCTGAGGATACTGTCCCTTGCCCGTAAGCCCGCCAAGTTCGAGGCCATGCTCGAAGCCTTCTCCGGCTACATCCTCGTCCAAGACTGGCCGAAGTTCTGGGAGCAAACGAAGAAGAGCAGCGGAGGAAGCAAGGGCGTACCGTGGCCGTTGTCTATCGTCGCCAACCTTATCACAAACGGCATTGACGAGAAGCGCGCATGGGAGATGCCGGAGTGTCAGGCCATCTGGCTAAACTCCGCCCTGGCTATCTCCAAAGGTGCGGACGTGGCGATCATGTCGCCCGAGGAGGAAGCCTTCATGGCCGAGGAGGAAGCCAAGGACGCCGCGGCCACCGCTTCCAATCCTGCAAAGGAAACCCCCTGACATGGCCCAAGACCTGACAGTCAATATCAAGACTACCTCCGACGTCCCGCAGGCGATGGACAAGGCCAAGTCGGCCACTGTGTCCTTTGGCAAGCAGGTTGAGGACATCCAGCGCAAGTTTAGCACTGCTTTTAAGGATATTGCTTTTTCTTTCGTAGCCCCGCTGGTGCTTTTAAACACGGCTATTAACTACATCTCTGCCGCCATCGAGAAGCGAAAGCAGGACATCAAAGAAGCCTATGACTTTGCAGTCCGAGCCGAGTCTAAGTATCTGGACTCGGAGACTGTTGTCCTGGCTAAAACCCGGGCCGCTAAAGAGCAGGACGAGAAGGATCGCGAGATGGCCAAGACCGCCAAGCAAACCGAGTTTACCAAGTTTCTAGAGCAACCCGGTATGCGCGACAAGGTCGCCGATGAGATTGGCGGCTTTCGAGGCTTCCGTCTCAAATACGGTCTGGACGCAAACTCTGCCGAAGACATGGCAAAGGCCGCTGACGTGCAGGGCGTTATCTCTAAGATGATTGCACCGCTTGTTGACGCCAGCAAGAAGACCGTGGAAGACAAGAAGCAGCCAAGCGGCATCAACTTCAAAGGCCCCGAAGGCTTCTCCAACGTCGTCGGTGTCGGCGCTAACCCAGTCATGGAGGCCATGAACCTTCAGCTCGAAGAAGCCCAGAAGCAGACCGCCCTGCTCGAGAAGATTGCCAGCCCCGAAGGCGGCGTCCCCAAAGACTTTACCAAAGACACTAAATAACCATGGCACGCAAAGACAACGGCGACGCTTTAACCGTCCCCCTACAACAGCCAGGAGGCAAGTTCTCCGACGACGGATACGGCCTGATCACGGCCACGGTCGTCTGGAAGTCCGACCAGTCCGCGTCTCTCGGATCGGTGGTTAATCGCGGTTCGACCTGCCCGCTGGCCGGCGCCTCTTTCTGCGACGCGCACAAGTACACCATCGCCTATGACTCCCTTGGCCTTGCCAACATCACGGTCGATTACGTCGGCATTGACCCTGCAATCAATAGCGGTACGCGGACTAACCCTCAAGTCGGCGTGTCCCAGGGACTGACCTCCGAGCACATCAGCACCCACAGCAATTTCTTCACGGCCAGCACCGGCATCGCAGGTCCGACGCCCTATGTCGCCTCAACCGTTGTGCCCAATGAGTTCGCTGGCCTGAATGGCTCTCACTTTGAAAGGGCCACGGGTGGTAAGTTCCTAGGGTTTAAAGACCCCGCATCGCCGCTTTACTACGGCAAGACGAACTACCTTGCACCGCAGACTTCCTTCTCTGGGTTTTTCTACACCAGTGACGCGGCCACACCTAAGGCGCTTGTAGCCTTGGTCGGCAAGACGAGCGGGACGGGAACTTTCAATTCCATCGCGATGCTCCCAAGTTACATGGGCACTGCCTTCGTTACGGCCACTGGCTCTCGTAATCAGCTGCTGCTGGCTCAGGTCAACGTCGAGGACTTCGGCCTGCTCTACAAGGTCAACTACGAGATCCGCTACAACCGTGACGGCTACGTCGCCGCGGTCTACCCTGCTGCCTAACCATGCAACCCGGAGTCGGCTATCGTTTCAGCTCATCGTCCCAGGGAGTGACCTTGGACATCGGTGATCCGTGGGCAACAAATGACAACCCGGCACCTTGCCCGCTTCAGATTTACGACGTCCGCTATGACACGGCCTCGGCTCAGTATCTCATTAACGTAAGCCCTGGGCACGTTAACAACTACGAGGTCTCTGACGGCGCCAGCGGTACTAGCGCCAAACTCCTCAGTGCATCGCCCCCGCCCAATATTCAAATCTTCACGGCAGGCTTAACCTCCCCGGGTGCGACCAATTACATCTACATCAAGGTGGAGAACTCAGGCTCCCCTAACTACGAATACCCTTCGCCGTCAATTCCCCCGAAGATTCTTGTTTCGACCGCGGCGGTCATCCCCGACACTGACACCATCAGTTACATTCTGATCGGCAAGATTGACGGGTACAAAGACACGGCCACCCCGCCCAACGTCACCTACGGCCTGTACAATTTCAAGGGCTGCGGATCGCTATGGACTGAGCGGTTCAAGTGCGGCAGCACACCAGTCATCTACTACTGGAGCGCCATCTAACATGGCCCTGCCCCCACGAGCGGCGGCTGTCTATGTGCAACTAAGTAAGGACGGCGAGAACGGCACAGTAATCAGGCCCCCTGGCACGACCTTCAATAGTTATGTGACCGTCCAGCTTCAGGTCTATGTGCCCCCGTCTCAACCCGATTTCTGGGGTTCTCAAATGTGGTATCAAAACCACCCATCAATAAACGTGGCAAAAGTCCATCTAGGTCTGGTCGACTCGTTTTATTATCAGCCCTTAACCTCTACCTTTGGCAATCGCATCTACCCGATTGCTTACACGAACAACGTGCAAGTGGACGCGACCTTCCCGACCAACATCGTCTACAGCTACGACCCGACCACTCCTTCACCAGCCGAACCAGTCCCCAATCCAAACGGCACGGTCGGGACGAACACGACTCCCAAGACGAGCCCGACGCCGTATCAAATCTATCCGCGCTGGGCGGCCACAGACACCGCGTATGATATCGGCAACAGCCAGACCGGCGCAGGAGGGTTCTGCCCAGTGTTTGCCACCGAGTACTTTATCGGCCCAAATGGATTCTTTAGTACTCCCAGCCCATACGCCAAGTCAGTAGGCGCCTGGTCGGTAGACGTGACCGTCGATAACTTTCAGAGCGAGGTCTATAACCAGCAAACGATGGCCTACGAATACTACGATTTCGCCCAGTTGACCTTCGATTACAAGCAGACGACTACGGTCAAAATGTATTTAGACACCACAGTCTGCTGCTGGAACGAAGGCACGGTCATCAATGGCACAGTCAGTTTTCAGTCTATCGCAGTCACGACCACGGCGCTTGGCAGGACGCAATCGGTCAACCCCGACCCGAGTTACAGCTACGGCTTCGCGGGCCTGATCGCCTTAACCGGCTCCTCGGCCTCGGCTGCTGGCACGCAGTCCTTCACGGTCACGGTCAGTGGCAGTTACGTTCCTGTTGAAATTGAGATTCCGACGGTGTCAGGTGCCATTACCTTCCTGAACGACTTTCGTATTGATTCAGTCACCCCCCCCGTCTGACCTAGCCCCCCTCCCCCTTCCAACTCCCGCAACAATAAGACCCGATGAGCTGCACCAATCAAGTTACCGTCTCGCAGGGCAACACTTTCGCCTGCACTTTCACGTGGACGCCCGGGGCGACTGGCCCTGCCAACCTGCTTGCCACGACCATCACCTCGACCCTCGAGGATCGCGATTTCAATGAGTACGCTATGACGGTCACCAAGGCGGGCGACGGCCTGTCCTTCACGGTGGCCTACACTGGCTCGACTGCCTCTTGGGCGCTGGGCCTAGCTCGCTGGGACATCAAGTTCGTCTTCCCTGGCTCGACTGTGAGCCGCTCCGAAATCTTCCGCGTCAACGTCATCGACTCCGTCACGGTCTAAGACCATGCCCGACGCGATCATCACTTCGACGGCCTCGACCTTCGGGACCATCTCTGGCACCTTTGCGGCTGACCAGTCCACTATCACCGGCACGGTCACTGGCACGGTCACTGGCACGCTGTCGGGCAGCGTCGGCGTCCCTGGGCCTACTGGAGCAACGGGTGCTACTGGGGCCACAGGCGCCACAGGCGCTACAGGTGCTACTGGTGCAGGCGTGGCTGTCGGCGGGACGACCGGGCAATATCTAGTCAAACTCTCTGGGGTAAACTACGACACTGGCTGGCTGACCCTCCCCGCTGACTACATCACCAGCGTCGCGGCTCCTCTGAACGTCACGGCTGGCAACCTGTCGATTGACCTATCTCCCTACGCCCCAATCAACGCCCCGACCTTTACGGGCGTTGTTACTATCCCTAGCGGTGCAGACATCGGCACGGGTGCGACCATCGGAGCGACCGCACTGATCGGCACGGGTGCAACCATTACCAGCCCGACACTTTCAGGCGTACCCATTACCCCGACCGCTAGCACTTCGGACAACTCATTTCAGGTCGCATCAACGGCCTTCGTAAAGAATCAGGGCTACCTGACCACGGCTCTCGCGGCCAGCACCTACCAGACTCTGGCGGGAATGTCCTCGTACCTGACGACCTCAGCTGCGGCCTCGACCTACGCAGTAATCGCGGCAGGCCAGCCTGTTGCCGGAAGCACGGGGCAAGTCCTGACCAAGCAGAGCGGCACGAACTACGACTCTATCTGGACGACCATCGTCCCTGGCGACCGCTACCTGACGACCTCAACGACGAGCAACACGATCGGCAACGGCAACAAGACCTTCACGATCGGCACTGGCCTCTCGTACACGCCGACCCAGAACATCACGATTTCTTACGACGCGGCGAACCATATGCACGGCGAGGTGCTGACGTACAACTCTGGCACTGGCGTCCTGACGGTGGACGTTAATCACCACACTGGGTCGGGTACATACACGGCTTGGGTAGTCAACGTGGGCGGCGTCACCCCTGCAACCTCCGTAGCCTGGGGCGATATTACCGGGACGCTCTCGACTCAGACTGACTTGCAGTCGGCGCTGGATTTAAAGGCCAACCTCGCCAGCCCGACATTCACAGGAACCCCGACCCTGCCGACTGGCACGATCGCCACGACGCAGTCTCCGGGCAACAATACCACGGCGCTGGCTACCACGGCCTTCGTTACGGCGGCGGTTCCGGCCATCGCTACGGCGCAACAGGCCATAACAGGAACTTCCGCAACCGTTGCGTTGTCTCCATCTTCTATTGGAGCACAACTTACTCGAGGATTTACCCAACGCTTTGACTTTATTTCAACGACCTCAACGTCTGGAAGCGGTCAAGTGACCACTGCATTTAGCGGATTTAGAGAAGCTTATGTTTCTGCTACTGCTTCAGCGGGTCGTGCTTCTTTTTCACTTGGAAGCGTTGGGGGTGCCGGTTCTCTTGGCGGTTATTCAGACGAGAGAAAAATTGACTACTCAAAGAAAATCTGGGTCGCTGGGCGTGCATCGACGAATTACAGTGCTACCTACGTTGGCGACGCAAATACCTCGGTTTCATGTGCGCTTGGTGGATTCAATACCAATACCGTTGGCGACATGAATGTTGCTGGCATCGGATGGCGTAAGGCCGGCGGCAGCGGAGCCTTTGTCACTCTGATGGTCCATAACGGCACTACCTTTACTACCGTCGCTACCACAAAGACCGTTGCGACATTAGAATTGTTTGACTGGCTTATCTATTCTGACGGAACGGGTAACGTCACACTGTACATTAATGGCGTCTCGTCAGCCACAACCTCCGCTGGCCCAACGGGCTTAGGCGGGGCTAATCAAAACATCTACCGTGAGCAGTGTGAAAAGACGGCTGTGGCTACTCAAATGCTTCTGCACTCTTACGGCGGCTGTTATTACTCTGAACGATGATCACATACAGAATATCGATGACAGGCGCCATGCTTGCAGACCCTTACGCATTACTGCGGGCCGTCTTCCCTCAGTGGGATGGCGAACCTGCCAATGCAAATAGCGGCTATGTGACCGTCACCTTCGACACCCCGCAGACCCCCGCCGACCTCGGCCCCCTCGTCAAAGTCGAACTCATCCCATGATTACCCACCTCATCGCGCTCCTGATCGGCTTCGTCGCCGGTGCTCTCGTCTTCCGTAAGCACGCTGGCAAAGCCTCCGAGCTCGAAGCCAAAGGCCGCCAAGCCCTCGACGCCCTCAAGGGCAAGTAAGCCGTGCGCTCGCTCCTGGTCATCTCTCTCCTGATGGCCGGGTGCAGCACGTCCCCCGACCCGCTGCCGAAACAGCCGGACGCCCCGACCTCTCAGGCCGTCGTCACGACCCTAGGCAAAGACCTCGACAAGACCGATCACCGCGTAGGCGCCGCCCTCGTGGTCATCGAGCGTAACGCCGACAAGCCCAAGGTAGTCGTCGCTGAGTCCCGCCTAGCCCAATCATATCTGCCTGCCCCGCCCGAGGCCGATGTCGCCTTCGCTATGGCCCGGGCCATCAAGGCCGACCCGCTCGACTACAAGAAGCAGATGGAGTTCGGCCGCAAGTTAGCGACCGCTGTCACCTTAGCCTGGGAGAAGCTCGAGGCCGACCAAAAGGAAGCCGCCCGCGTCTCTCAGCTGAAGGACGCCCGCATCGTCGAACTCACCGCCGAGGTCGAGCGCGTGAAGGCTCAGGCGTCTAAGGACATCTGGAGTCTAACTGGTGCGGGGCTGGCAGTTGTCGGTTCGCTGGCCTTCGCGTTTGGCGGTGGCCCCCGCGTTGGTCTGCCCTTGCTCCTGTGCGGAGCCTTCTGCGGCGCACTGCCTCACATCATCGACAGTCCGGCTTTCCTGTATGTGGCTATTGGAACGGCGGCCATAGCAAGTGGGTTGTTCCTCTGGTGGCTGGCCGACAAAGTTTCCGACGATGTCCAGGACAAGAAGGACGAAGCCGAAATCACTAAAGACGAATGAGCAGCCCCCGCCCCAAGTCTGACCCGCCTGCCGTCCAATACGGCGAGCCTCACTTTACCTTCCGCGTCCTCGGCAGGGTCAAGCCTACGCACGATCCGAAGTGCCCGACTCCTTTCGGTTACTGCTGGAAAGGCTTCGGCGACATTCACGTGGACCCTAGGCAGTCAGAGGAGGAGATGATTGACACGGTCGCCCACGAGTTACTCCACGACGCGCTGCCGTACCTAGACGAAGAGGCTGTCGAGAAAGCCGCCAACAGGATTGCCTCAGCCATGTGGAAACTTGGCTACCGGAGAACAGTTATCGAATGACCATTTCAGTCGAGACGTTCCTGACGATCGGCGTCCCCTCGCTCGCCTCGCTGGCCTATGCGTCTGCGGGCATCGCTCACTTTTTCATTACTAAGAACTACCCCATGAGTCTCATGTTCGCCTGTTATGCAGTAGCTAATCTGGCGTTACTGACCTCGACCCTTCGCAAATGAGCGCGCCCCTTGACCCGGAGTCCATCCCGAAGGAACTGAAGGACGGCGTCATCGCGTCCATCCTCGGCGGCCTTGCCATGACGGCCCGCTTGCTCCTCTCGCAGGAGCCGGTCTCCGTGGGTTGGGTCATCCGCCGCGTGCTCGCCGCCGCTATCACCGCGGCCTTGGTCGGTTACGCTATCACGGATCACATCGAAAGCCCGGGCCTCCGCATGGGCGTCGTCGGTGCCGCCGGCTACGCAGCCCCTGAGTGCCTCGACTACCTCATGCGCTACATCAAGAACAAGGGAGACGCGGAAGTCGGACCCGCAAAGAAACCCCATGGCAAAAGCAAAGCCCCAGGCAAAGCCAAGCGGAAGCGCTAACTTGCTTCTCGCGGTCACGCTGCTGACCGTCTTCGCTGGCGTGTCGGCCTTGTCGTCGGCGTACATCTCCGGCTATGTCCTCGACACCCTCCAATCTCGGGACGCCCTGGTCATGATCGTGACGGACGCGGGCATCAAGTCCGACTCGGCCACCGTCGAGCAAGGTCTCTCAGCTGCGACCCTAGCGCTGAAGGCTGTCCGCGACCTTGGGTGGGCCTTGGCTGTGGGGTGCCTAGGGGTGGGGTTGGCGGTCTTCTTACGCTCCCGCCGTCAAAAGGCTTCCTAGGGCAAGCCAGAGGGGTCTAATACCCCTTGACGGAGACACACCTAGGGGCATAGTGGACTCAGTCGGGTAGGGGTACGTTCGTTCATGGCGGGCCCCCACGACCCGAGGGACACGAATTGCCCTGACCCCTTATGGGGTCACAGGGTATTTGTGTAAAGGTGCTTGACGAATGCAATTCAGTCGGGCAAGGTGCTTGTATTCCACCAATGACCAAACTCCTCGCCATCCTCTTCTGGGCTACGCTCGCCGCGTTCGCCCTCGCCACGTTCCTCGACCCGAAGTTTCCGGGCATCTTGGAAATTATCGAGCGCTTCTAATTTCCCACCCACACCACACACCACCATGCCCAAAGCAGCAGACATCACCACCATCACCATCGCCGGTCGCCCGGTCAGGCTCAAGCGACCCATGCAGTCCTGGGCGGCCAGCAAACTGGAACAGACGTTCCCGCAGCTGAACGCCTTGAACGAAGCCGGCAAGACTCAGGCCGACGCCGCCTGTGCCCTTGGCGTCTCCCTCAACTCCGTTCGCAACTGGGCCGCCAACACCGGCATCGAGTGGAAGAACCTCGACCGCCGCGGTCCTTACAAGCGCATCAAGTAATACGATCATGACCGACGCTGAAATCAAAGCCTATAAGGTTCGCCTTTGCCGCGAAGCCAACCCGGAGAAATACAAGACCTACGCTAAGGAGTGGCAGAAGGCCAACCGCGACAAGTGCAAGGTCTACATGCAGAACTATTATCAACGCAACAAGGCCGCACGCATCGCCGCCGCACGGGCATGGCAAGCCGCCAACCCAGAGAAGTTCAGGGCCATGCTCCGTAAGGCTTACGCCAAGCGCAAGGCCCGCCTCGAAGCTCTTACCCATGCCTGACCCTCTCGCCCACTCCCCCGACATGATCACCACCATCCGACCAAACAAGATGCCCGCCTTCTGGTGGCTCGTCCCCTGGGCCTACGCCCGCACCCTCCACATGAGCGCCAACGCCGTCAAAGCCTACGCTGACCGGCTCGACGACATCCTCGACATCCAGCGAGGCATCATCGAGCAGCAGGCCGCCGACATCAGGCTGCTCAAGGCCCGCGTCCGCGATCAGGACGACGCCATCATCAAGGGCACCGCCATCACCCCTGACGCCTACCCCCATGAGTAGTTTCCAGCACCTCGAGGGGATGCGTAACCTGCTCATCGAAATCTACGAGGTCAACGAACGCATCATGACCGGGGACATCTGCTCGGCCAAGGCAGCCATTGCGTCGACCAACGTGAAGAAGATACTCGCCCACTACCACGAAGCCCTGCACGAAGACGGCGCTACCAAGGTATCGCTCCAGGCATACGTCGCGGCGGGCGGCTGGGTCGGCATACAATACTCCTACGAGCTCGACGGCTTCGAGGTCGCCGGATCACAAGTCCCGAGACGCGTATGAGCGAATCGAAACCATGGGACTTGTGGGAGGTAATCCTTGAAGAAACAGACTCAAGGTGGGTTCGCTGGGAGGACTACGCCCGCCTCAAGGCCGAGGTCGATGACCTCCGTCTGGAAAATCAAGCGTTCAAAAGAACTGTAAACGAAGCATCAGCACATTACGATAACAGGCTTGCCGACATTTCCCGCCTCAAGGCCGAGGTCGAGCGGCTGACCGCTCTTGTCGAGAGCAACCTTAACCAATCTAAATTGGCTATGGCTAAATCTGACGCCTCTGTCCGCACCCTTGAAGCACAGGTCGAGCGTCTGACCAAGGCCGGGGATGCGATGATTTCTGAATGGGCAAGCGGAGACGAAAAGGATGCCCAAAACTTCCTAAGGGCATTGGCAATCTGGAAGTCCGCCAAGGAGGGCAAGGGCCAGCCGTGATTAAGCCCATGCGCCCCTTCTCCATCGTCGCCCTGTTCCTCCTCGGCTTTAACTCAGCTGCGGCCTCCGACGCTACCTTCCTTGAGTCCATCGCCATGGTCGAGTCAGGCCAGAACCGCAAAGCCATCGGCAAGGCCGGTGAGCGTGGGATGTATCAGGTAGGCAAAGCCGCATGGGACGACGCCTGTGCCCTGCTCGAGTCCGATAAGCACTTCCACTACCAGTGGTCGCAGTGGCGCAACGTCACCGCCCAGGACATGATCGCGGCGGCCCACCTCCGCATCCTCCGTAAGCGCTTCAAGGCTGACGGCTACTCGACCCCCACCCCTGAGCAGTTAGCCCTGGCTTGGAACCGTGGGTACGAAGGCGCCAAGTCTTGGAACTTTGCCCCAAACGACTACGCCCTACGCGTCGGCAATCTTTTCCGCTTGTCCCAGCGTGGGAAGTGACAAGGGTCTTGCCCATGCACTTGCTCGTAGCAATCGACCCTGGCGTGAATGGTGGCATCGTCTGGTCGGTCGACGGTGATCCTGTCGAGTGCGCTAAGATGCCCGGGTCTGATGTCGAGGTATGCCAACTGCTCGCCGAACTTAGCTGCAAGGCCAAGGACGTAAGCCTCTACCTAGAGGAGCCTCCGCTCTTCGCTGGCAAGAACATCCCCGGCTCCGCCATCGGCAAACTGATGTGGAACACGGGCGTACTCTACGGCGCCGCCGTCGCTATGGGCTGGAAGATTCACCGGATCCGTCCGGCCATCTGGCAGAAGACGCACACCTGTGGCACGAAGGGCGAACTGACTACGACCCAGTGGAAGAACAAACTCAAGGCACGCGCTGCCGAACTCTTCCCGACCCAGACCGTCACGCTCTGGAACGCCGACGCCCTCCTCATCTTCGACTCCGCCTCTCGCGGCGTCATTAACTAATCTCCCAATGAAGAAAGACATCAAATCACCCTCCGAGTACCGCATCATCGCCGACTCGTCATACATCGTATTACCTGATCAGAAGGTCGCCCGCCTTCTGACCCCGACCGTCCGCAACGGCGTGACGTACTACAACCTCTTCGTCCCCGACTACACCCGGATGTCCCTGGCTGACATCGAGGCCACCATCAAGGCCGGTGAAGTCACCAAGTCCACCGACGCCAAATAATTTCCACCATGAGCACCACGCCCAAATCCCCCACCTCTGACCTAGTCGCCGCTCTCGCAGAGCTCGACAACGTCAAGGCCAACAAAGTAAACCCCGGCTTCAAGAACCGCTACGTCTCCCTCGACGCGCTGCTCGACGCCATCAAGCCCGTCCTGTTCGAGCACAACCTGGCGCTGATCCAGACGCTCGTCTCCGAGGAAGGCAAGGTCGGCATCAACACCGCCTTCCTCCACGCCTCGGGTGAGCGCTTCGACTTCGGTCGCCTGATGGTCAAGGCCGAGGGTCTAGACGCCCAGAAGATTGGCGGCGCCATCACCTACATCCGCCGGCAGTCAATCCAGACGGCTTGCGGTATCTCCGTTGACCTTGACGACGACGGGGCCACTGCATCCTTCAAGTCTCAGGTCGCCGCCACCGCGACTAACTTTAACCTTCCCCCTCGCCCCCTGACCAAATGAGCCAGCCTGACTTCAATCCCTTCGACCCCATCTCCGCCGCGATGGGTGCCATGCACGGCCAGAACCTCCTCGCGGCTAAGGATGCCCGCATCAAGCAGCTGGAGGAACGCCTCGAAGGTATGCGCGAGGCCGGTGACGAACTCTGGTACTGCGTCCGCCACGCCCAGCGCATCGACGCTGACGCCCTGATTGAGGCAATCGAGGAATGGCAGGAAGCCCGCAACCATGCCTGACACAAACGAAGACTTCTGGGTCAAGGCTTGCCGCAGCGCGGAGGCCCGCAGTGATAACCAGACCCAGACCATTGCCGAACTCCGCTACGCTGGCAATCAACTCGCCCGCGTCATGGAAGACATCCTTGGGTCTGACATGATCACCTGCCAAATCTCCCGGGCCGTGATGACCGCATCCCTGGCTAAGTGGCAGAAGGCCAAGACGGGTCAATGAGCAGTCCGCTGCCCGCCGGCATCAAGCGCATCGCCCGCACCGTCTCCGGCCAGTACGCCTTGCTCCTGTTGCTAGACGGTTACCCTTACGTTGAGATGACCGCCCGCAAACACGCCGACTTTCTCTCCGACCTAGGACTCTGGAAGCGCAAGACGCACCCGTCGCTTGCCCGATCGCAAGTCCGCTTCTTTACGCTTGCCCCAAACGGTGAGATAAAGGAACTTACTTTTAACCGATGACCAACCGCGAAAATATCAAGCGCCTCGTGGAAAACATCACGGGCTCGTTAGCCACCGTCCAGCATATCGCCGGACGTTATGAACAGCACGACGCCGACATCATCACGCTGTCGGATTTAAACCGCTCGGCCATTACTGAGCTACAGGTCTTCACCGATCACATCGAGACGGCTGACGAAGCCGCCGCAGTGAAGCCGCTTCACGACCGGGTGCACGTCCTCGTCGTGCAACTCCGCGTCCTCCGCAATACGCTTGAGGCCATGGAGAACGCTGCCGACGCCGCTCTGGAAGATGTGCGCCGCATCTCCGCCAGCGTCGAGGGAGCCAACCCCGACGACGACGCCCTCTAATTTCCACCACAACCCAATAACACCACACCACAATGCGTATCCCACCCGAACCTATCACCCACCGCGTCCTGTATGACGGCATCCAGGCGCTGAACTACTCACTGGCAAAAGAGCTCGTCGGCAAGTCGCCGGCCCACGGCCTTGCCTACCTCAACCAGGAGCGCGAGGAGACTAAGGCCCTCCGCATGGGCTCGCTCATTCACTGCGCCGTGCTCCAGCCTGAACTGCTTAACGAGAAGTTCGTCACGGCCCCCGAGTGCGACCGCCGCACTAAGGACGGCAAGGCCACCTACGAAGCCTTCCAAGCCTCGCTGAAGCCTGGCATGACGGTCGTCTCCTACGAAGAGTCCGCCGAGTGCCACCTGATTGCCTCGCACGCAAAACTCGCCCTCGAGCGTATGGGCGTCACCTTCGAGATGACCGAGTTCATGTTCACCACGGATCACTGCGGAGTGCAACTGAAGTGCGCCATCGACGGCGTGGGTACGGACGGCTACCTATGGGACCTCAAAAGCACAGACGATTGTTCGCCGGCTGCCATCTTAAAAAGCATCCGTGCGTACCGCTATAATTTACAGGCATATTTTTACCGCCTGTGCTTCGAGACGGCATTCGAGCGCCGCGTGCTTGGCTTCCGCTTCCTCTTCGTCGAGAAGGCCCCGCCCTACGCTACGGCTGTCGTGGAGATCGGCCCAGAGCTGATGTCCTACGCCTGCTCCGACTTTGAGAAGGCGCTGCAAGTCTACCGCGAGTGCACGACCCTCGGCGAGTGGCCCGCCTACGGTGACGAAGTCCAGGTCATCGACATCAAGGGGCCGACCACGTCCACCGCTATCACCTTTGCCTAACACTAACATGACCACCGAAAACAACGACCGCCCTCCGCTCACCTCCATCTCGACCAACGGCACCTACAAGCTGAAGCTCATCAAGCCTAAGTTTGAGAAGGTCAAGGTCTGGGAGGACGGCACCTGCTCCGCCCGCCTCTTCTTCGTCGACGATAAGGGCTTCTGCCTGTCCAAGAACTTCTCGACCAAGTACGGCAAGGCCCTCGCCATGCTCGTCGGCAAGTACTCCGGCAAGTTCACCGAGGAGATCAGGCTCGACGCTACGGCTGCCGAGTACCTCCAGTACCTCGAGCCAGCCTGCGGCCAGACCATCCTCGTCGGCGTGGAGGTCGAGGCCAATGGCGAGTACAACGGACGCCCGCAGTACAAGTACAAGATGACCTACCCCAAGGGCTCCCAGAAGCCGACCGTGCCTGACGCGCTGCCCCCTGAAGGCGTTAACTTCTAAAGCCGTGACCGAAGCACCCACGCCGATGGCCGCCCCCACTCTCGTCCTGATCAGTGGGTTCGCCCGGGCAGGGAAGGACACGCTGGCCTCGGGCCTGCTTGAGTGGTCGACCCGCCCTGCCGAGCACATCAACTTTGCCGACGCGCTGAAAGAAGCTGGTAACCACTTCATGGATTACCTCGGCCTCGACGGCAACTTCATGAACGAAGAGTTTAAATGCGAGAACCGCGACACCCTGGTCAACATGGGCAAGTTCGCACGGCGCCTCGACAAGGATGTCTTTGCCCGCCACTTCGCCAACTGGGTGCCGGTAATGAAGCACCATGACAGCGTCAGCCCCGAGACCGTGGTGTGTTCCGATTGGCGCTACATCAATGAGCTGCGGGTCTGTCAGGACATCCTGTGGGAGAAGGGCTGGAAGGTCCGCACGGTCTACGTCTCGACCGCCGGCATCGGCCCCGCCAACGATGAAGAGCTCGACAGCATCGCCGAGATACGCGCCTCGCACCTGTTCGACCAGGAGTACATCTTCAAGCCGAACGCCCGTCAGCAGATCATGTCCGAAGGACGCATCCTCGCAAAGTCATGGAGGCTTTAACCCTTGAGACTGTGGCATGGGCCCGCAAGGTCGGCCTGTCCCCTGATCGCGTCGCCTTCCTGCTGGCCTGCCCGAAGTACACGGT